CAAGCCAATAAGATATCACGCAAAGCCTCAGATCGTGGTACAAAGGTTCATAAGATTTGTGAAAACTATATCAACAATGATATAAACGACTTTAAGATGCAGTTGATGATGCCTGACTTGAAGGAATTATTCTTTAAGATCAAGCCAATGATTGATGAGAATGTCGGTACCGTTTACTCACAAGAGCAAGCACTATATTCTGATAAGTACCGAATTGCTGGTCGTGTAGATTTGATTGCCGAATGGAATGGTAAGTTGTCGGTCATTGATTTCAAGACATCCACGAAGCAAAAAGAAGAGTATTATATACAAAATTATTTTATGCAGTGTACCGCTTATGCACTGATGTTTGCCGAAAGAACTGGTATGTGGATTGACGATATTGTGGTGCTGATTGCTACCGAAGAAGGACCAGCGCAGGTGTTCGAACGTCAGGTACATAGTTATCGGCAACCGTTGATTGAGATGATTGATAAATATGCTTGACAAGTCGGAGGCATTATGCTATCATTCAAACAACACGTACAACTCGACGAAGGCAATGTACTTCAGCAAAAGGTAAACAAACACGTAACACAAGGTCGTAGCATTGGTGCGCTTTCACCTGAAGGTTCACATACTGATACGCCAGAGAAGTTGAATGCTGCTCATCACGAAATGAAAAGTGATTTAGAAAAAGCACGAAAAGCAGGACATATTGGTGGCTGGTCTGGACCACACAAAGGTGAGTATAGATATGCCAGCGACTCCGGTGAAGAACATGTTGGACACGAAGGCTCGTATATGGTTCATGCTAAAGAAGCAGGAAAAGAGCATCACGATAAGATGGTAGGTGCTTTGAGTAAGATTGGCGATAAACATAAACAACAATCTGTGTTGAGCGTTAATCACGAAGGTTCTGCTAAATGGCATCATCTTGAAAACTCACCTAAAAAAGGTCAGATTGAAGACAAGGGCAAACTGAAGTATAACAAGCCTTTAGAGAAAGATAAAGTAGAAGGTAGAACGAAATTCAAATCGGGACATTCGTTCACTTCATACTAATGGAGTGTTTATGTTAGAAGAACTAATTGACGAAATAAAACAAAAATATGATGGTAAAATTTCTATACATCACTCCGAATTGAGAGAGTATAGAGATAGACATTATGCTTATTGTTTGAATCAACTTGAAACAAAACCATCTGGTTTTTTTGGTTGGGTTAGTTTTTCAAATGAAACGACACGAAAGTTCAATGAAGCATTTGATGAATTGAACATCGAAATCATTTACGATGAAATAGAAGCATCACATGGTTATGAATTGAAAGAAACAGGTTTAAATCGTTTAAATGAATTGGAAAAAAGAATAAAGAAAGAATTGTTGTAACTCCTTCAAAATGAAGGCATTCTGGACGGCGGTTCGATTCCGCCCACCTCCACCATAAGAGCATACTGTGTTTTTATGATGGGGGTGACCTGGTTTCGACAGGGTGAGATAGTGGAGAAGGCAACACAGTAGGCGATGACTGTAAATCAAGCAAATAAATTATCTGCAAACGATAATCACTACGTTTTGGCTGCTTAAATAGCCTTGCTGAGGTTTAAGTAGATTGTACCTTATTACCAAAACAATCTACACCAATTTCAGAGATATATTATGAAAGTTTACATTGGTCCTTATACAAACTGGATAGGCCCCTATCAAATAGCGGAACTACTTTGTTTCTGGGTAAAAAAAGTACCTGACGAGCATGGCTTCAAACGAAATCCAGATTGGGTCCACGACTTTGGTACATGGCTTGCCGAAGACAAGAATGGTAAAGATTCTTGGCTAACTAAACTCTGCCAAAAGATTGAATCGTACAAGAAACGTAAAATCAAAATACGTATCGACAAGTATGATATATGGTCAATGGATCACACACTTGGTATGATTGTTTTGCCAATGCTAAAACAACTTCAAGCAACAAAACATGGTTCACCTATGGTTGACATTGAAGATGTACCAGAAGAACTTCGTATGACTGGTTGTGATGATGAATATCCACAACTCCCACTCAAGTTTGAAGACCAAGAAAAATACGAAAAAGAATCTTGGGATATCACTCATCGTCGTTGGGAATGGGTATTGAATGAAATGATTTTTGCTTTTGAACATCTCATCGATAATTCATGGGAAGAAGCATATCGTTCAGGTCACATTGACATGAAGTTTGTGCCTTGTGAAGATAATCCAAATCTATCTCAAATGGTAGATGGACCGAATCACACTTACAAATGTGATTATGATGGTATGAACAAAATCTATGCACGTATGGACAACGGATTTCGTCTATATGGAAAATATTACCGTGGACTGTGGGATTAAAATAACTATATAAGTACACTGGCATCACACACAATCGCCAGTAAACACACACAGGAAAAATTATGAGTAATCTAACACCTTTTGAGATTCGTCTTGAACTACTAAAAATGGCAAAAGATATGCTTACCGAAGATTATTATGGTAAGCGTGAACAACTTAGCCATGATTGGCAAATGAAGGTAGAGTCTGCTAAACTAAGTGGACAACAAATACCTGATCATCCAATATTTCCAATTTATCCCACAGAAAACGATATCATTACAAAGGCACAAGCCTTGAATGGTTTCGTTTCAAACATTACTTCAGAAAAGACACAGAGCAAAAAGTCTACCTGATCGGGACAAGGGATGTTTCGGCATCCCCCTAACTTATAGGAGAAATTATGCGTTACATCACACTATTACTTTGCAGTATCTTTGCAGCATTTGTTGTTTACATTGGTCATGCCGCCGCACAAATCAACATACCAATAGAACCAAAAATTCAACTAGAAGATTTATCACCACAAGCAAGATCAGAAGTTGAGTGTCTTGCACAGAACATGTATTTCGAAGCAGGTTTGGAACCACGGCTTGGTCAACTTGCTGTAGCATTCGTCACACACAATCGTGTAAACTCAGGAACATTTCCAGACACATATTGTGGTGTTGTAAAACAAAAAGTTGGCACTGTTTGTCAATTTTCATGGGTATGTGAGAATCGTTCTAAGGTTATGATACATAAGGGACTCTTGACACTAGAGAGTAATTCGTTATATAATAGTGTTACTGAGTTAGCGTTGTCTTTTTATCTTTATACTGAGAAGTTCAAAGATCCAACAAGAGGAGCATTGTTTTTTCATGCTAACTATGTAAAACCGGGTTGGAATAACATGAAATATACTGTACAAATAGGTAGACATATGTTTTATAACAAAATAAAGAAAAGTTCATAAGTATTTTATCAGGTAAAAAGGAGAAGATAATGGAAAAAGGATTGAGTAGTATTACCACAGTATCATTTACTTTGATTTTACTTTCAATCATTGCTGCGACTTGTCTCTATGGTTTGAATGACCGTAAACTAATGGCAGCAAATATTGAAAATGCTATTGCAAAAGGTATTGACCCGCTGGCTGTACGATGTTCATATGCCAAGAGTGATGATATTGTTTGTATTGCCCATGCCGCTAATCGTAAATAAAAGGAGATTATATTATGAGTTTTAATAGCGACGAACATTCATTTACATTTCGTTTTCACTCTGCTGAAGGCGAAAGAGATTTAGAAATGAATTATAATGCTTTATATCTTAGTGATATTTTTGAAAGATTTCGTGATTTCTTACAGGGCTGTGGTTATCTGATTGAAGGCCAGATTGAAGTTATACCATTTTCAAAAGCATCCGAATCACATGAATCACATGAAGAAAGATTTAGTATGGATCACTTGCCTAATAATGGTTGGCCATTTGGTTCAACAATGAATGACACGATACCAGTGCCGGTGCAACCATCGACAAGTTATCAGAGCAATTCCATGTCATCTAATTATAATTATGATCCAGTTACGTTTCCATCCATTTATTCACCCAAGGTCTCAGTGTCAGAAAAATAATGCCAACAAAAGATGAGATGCTGAAGTTTTCTATGCAAATAGAGCGGCTAGTGGCCAACACAGATTACACATATCTTGAGGCCATTACTGAACATTGCAAAGAGACGGGTTTGGAATTAGAGGTTGCTGCTTCACTCATTACACCAAATCTCAAATCAAAAATACACGAACAAGCAGAACGTTTGAACATGTTGAAAGTGAAAGATAATCGTTTACCGATATGACTGGTTATGAAGCCTTCTGTTTATACTCTTCTCTCAAACTTCACTTTAACTTAGATTCTTATGATTACTTTAAGTATCATGGTAAAGTAAATGTTACTATTGATGCGTTTGAGAATCGTAAAGACAAGTGGCACTTTTATAAACTAAGCCGTAGATTTACAAATGATGAACAGGGTCGTGATTTTATTGTTGCTAATCTCATTCATGATTCTAATGTTTGGGTGGGAAACTTACTTACTGAAGAATCAAACATTCAGTATCGTAAACGACAGAAAATCATTCAGTCGTTGACATACACCTTCACAAATGAAATTGAATCATTAATGAGTCATACTAAACCAAATGATTTGTTTATGATACAAGAAGGTGAATATCCAGAACTGCTTATCAAGTTGCTACATGAAGAAATCTCACTTGAAACAATTTGCATACTTAATCAAGTTCTAGGTTTTCTTTCCACTTGGGATCGTAAAATCAATGACACAATTCATTATCCAAACATAAGTCAAAAAATAAAAAAGTATACACCGTTCATACCATTTGAGCCAACAAAATATAAACTTATAATTAAGAAAGAATACAATGCGAATACAGAAAATATATCTTGATCTTGATGGTGTACTATCTGATTTCAATAAACGATATCAAGAGTTATTTAAACAAAAAGCATTGAGTAGTCGTGAACGTGGTGAAAAACACGATGACAACTGGAATCAATTTGTTGAAGGTAAAAACTTTGAAACGCTTGAGTGGTATTCTGGTGGTAAAGAATTATTGAAATACATTATCTCACTTAATATACCGATTGAGATACTTTCTTCTTCCGGCGGTCGTATGCATCATAAGGAAGTAAAACAGCAAAAAAAGATTTGGTTGAAACGTCATCATATCGACTTTAAAGCCAACATTGTACCCGGTCGTCATTTGAAAGCAAACTACGCTAAATCAAATATTATACTCATTGATGATACCAGAGATATCATTGATGATTTTAATATCGCAGGCGGCATAGGCATACTTCACAAAGAAACGGCTAAAACAATAAAAATTGTGCAATCAGTTCTTGACGACACATATATAAGCGTATATAATGAATCATGTGAACAAGATGCACATACTAATCAATACTAACTTATACGAGGTAATATATGTCAGATTTTTCTAGTCTCAAACGCAATCGCAATTCGTTCGACAAACTCACCAAAGCGATTGAATCAATCAACACACCAGCCGAAGGTTCAAAAGAAGATGATCGTTTTTGGCAACCAGAAACAGACAAAGCTGGTAATGGTATGGCAATTATTCGTTTTCTACCAGCACCATCAGTAGACGGTGACGATGCTCTTCCTTGGGTTCGTGTGTTCAATCATGGTTTTCAAGGTTCAGGTGGTTGGTACATCGAAAACTCTTTGACCACACTAGGTCAAAAAGATCCAGTATCAGAATACAACTCTGTGTTATGGAACTCCGGTATTGAAGCAAATAAAGAAATCGCACGTAAACAAAAACGCCGGGG